TGGACAGTGCTAGGGAGAAAGCATATGGGTTATCATTATATCTTCATGATATGGATATACCATTCAATGCTTATTTCAGTGGCACTGGGTTTCATCTAGGCATTCCAACAGATGCCTTTAGATGGAAGCCAGCCACAGACTTACATATGGCTGTTAAAAAGGCATTAACCAGTGCTGGTGTATTTGAATATGCCGATCCAGCTGTAACAGATAAGCCAAGATTAATACGTATCGTTAACACTAGGAATGGTAAATCTGGCCTATATAAGGTACAGATTCCCAGCCAATGGTTAGAATTAACTGAGCCAATTGATCAAATACTAAAATACGCTAAACACCCACAGAAGCTGTTAAATAATGTAATGGAGTGTAACCCTGTATTTGATACGTTAGCGCTCTCTACCCCCAAGGAAACGCCTAAAACCGACCCCATAGTGAACGAAGGACGGACACCAGACCCTTCTAACTACCCCTGTATTAGCAGCATGTTAGAAAGTCAACCTATGGGTAGAAGACATAATGTAGCCCTTAGATTGGCAGCATGGTTTCGATGGTTGTATCCTGAAGGTGTAGTAAGATATGTATTAGAGGGTTGGAGACAAAAAGTCGACAATGCTCACAGTCCATTCAAGAAAGATGAGATGGATAAAATAGTAACAAATTGCTACGATGGACATGGTGGACATGGATATCGGTATGGATGTAGTGATCCTATTATGGATGAATACTGCAAAAATACTTGTAGGCTTTACAAAGCCAAGAAATCCCAGTCTACGATGGACGCCTCTTCAATGGAAAAGGCATTAATAGAGTTTCTCCGTAAAGATCTAGCACCAATAGATATCGGAAAAATCTATGGACAAACCTTTCCTGTGTACCCTGGCGAAGTAGTAATTCTACAAGCACCACCCGCATCCATGAAGACAATGCTACTTCAGAATTGGATGACGCACTTTAAACGACCTACGTACTTTGTTGAAATGGAGATGTCTCCACGTCAAATATGGACTAGGTTTGTTATGATTGCTAAGGGATGGAGTGAAGTAGAACTCGCAGCACATTACAAATCCTTCCAAAATGGAATTGATAAAGAGTTTAAATGGTTAACTGTTGATTATTCACCATGTTATCCATTCGAGCTTGACAAACGCATTTCCATGCTACCTAATAAACCTGAGATAGTGGTTGTAGACCATCTGGGATTATTTAGAAGCAAACAGAAGGACAATAACATGAAGGTAGAGGAAGCATCCCAGGCATTAATGGAGATTGCAGTGAAACACAATGTAATTGTATTTGCTGTATCTGAGATATCAAAGTCAGCTTTCAGAGAAGGTATGGATATTGCCTCTGCCAGAGGTTCCTTTCGTATTGCATATAATGCAAATAAGTTGTTATCTTTGAAGCCCTTCAGGAATGAAGAAGGTTTGATTGATACATTATTACTGAAAAGTGATAAAAACCGAGAAAGAGAACAAATTAGAGCGGAACTAAAAGTAGACAATGCAAGGATTATAAGATTATGACCAAGCCTGAAATGGATAAGTTAATGAAGGAAATCTTCGTAATTATCAATAAAACTCGTGATGCAGGACAAGCAGAATATGCTCGTGCTGATGAAGATGTGTTTGCAAACTTTCGTAGAGTTGGATCCTATACTGGACAACCTAAGGAAGCAGTGCTAATGACATATTTCATGAAACATATTGATGGCATTGCATCTCATATCAATGGACATACTTCACAGCGTGAAGATGTGACCGGACGTATAACAGATGCTATTGTTTATCTGTGCCTACTTTGGGGTATGGTTGATGAGAATAAGTAAATACATTGGTATTATACCTAATGGTAAATGCCAAATGTGTGATACTTCATCCTTTAAAATGCATGCCTACACAGCAGTTCCAAGTATTCCTGACTTAGTTAATTGGGACTCCTTAATAATCTGTAAAAAATGTGCTAAACGTGAGTTGGGGAAGAGATGGAAGACAAAGATGGAGGCTCTACACAAGTAGGGCCTCTATTCTTTATAACTATAACAAAGGAAATTTTATGAAATTTAACGAACAAACATTACGTAAAACAATTGATGATTTAACTTTAGATATTTTACAAATTGAACAAGATTTAATAGCAATGAAACTACATAAAAAAGATTTAGAACTTGAATTAATATCAGTTAGATTGGCCCCACCTCCTAATGCAATAAAAAATGCTTTGAAGAGATTAGGAATGTGGCCTAAATTAAAACCACAAACCAGGAGAGAAGAACATGATACAAAACAACATACTGCGAAAGATATCTCGTCTAGTGATCTATGCGAGGGACCTGACCCCCTTACCGACTTCCAAAGTGCCGACAGAGTTTTCAGTACCGCGTATCAAGCATGATTTAGAATGTATTGATGGCTGGCTCAGTGGACAGTTTAAAGATAATCAGGATTTAGAACATGAAATGCGCAAAGGTAATGGATTAAATCCATGAGAGTAAAATCCGTAAAAGCGAAAGGCCGTCGGCTGCAGAATATGCTGCGTGATGCATTGCGCACCGCATTTCCTAAATTACACGAAGATGATATTAAATCTCAGACCATGGGGATGTCAGGGATGGACATTGTGCTATCCCCTAAGGCCAGGAAGTCTATTCCATATAGTTTTGAATGTAAGAATAAGGAACGTATGGACTTATGGAAGAGTTTACAACAGGCTGAAGATAATGCTGGAGATGGTACACCCGTATTGGTAATGAAACGTAACAACAGCAAAACATATGCTGTTATTGAACTAGATCAATTTATAGGATTAATTAAATGAATCAAATAGGAAGTTATTATTTTGGGTTGGATTATAATACCAACTACTGGCGTCTAAGTATGTTCCCATTTAGTTTTTGTTTTACAGTGGATGATATATTTGGAGTAGTATTTGAAGTATCAATATTGCACTTCAAGATATTTATTGGATCAAAGACAGATGATAAGTTTTAATCTTCTTTAAAACGATCTATTAATTGGTCTGTGATATCTTCACTACCAAAATCACCACCCCACATTTTAATGTATTCATCAGGAATAGTGTACCTATCATAAAATCCTACTGATTTCCCTACACCTTCCATTAGTGCAGCTTGATTATATCTTTCCTGATATCTTTCAGCACTTCCGCTATGGTTAGACCAATTTTCAGCATACATTTCAGGTTCAAAATCCCATACATCAGTCATACTATAATAATATTCTTTTTTATCTGGATCATATCCAATAGATTGAGTGAAATTTCCAACATTAACTCGAGTTTCAACTTCTAAGCCTGGAGGAATCTCCCCTGCAGACATTTTTACAGCATGTTTACTTGGGTCATAAGTTCCTTCTTCCACAGAAGTCCGTAATTTCTTGAACTGGTCTATAAGGGCAGATTCATTTTCCAAATATTCAGTCCGCATATTCCATTCCTGTGATTCACCCTCATATATAACATCTTCTCCACTAGTAAATGATTCAAAATAATCTGGATATGATGTTTCTTTTCCAAGTTTTACATCAGAATATTCCTTAATACTTCTCCATCCCTGTTCTGGTGTATCTTGAGTCCAGGATGAAGGTGTGACCTCAGACATTGGAAATGTATTCTCCTCCATTCCTAAATAAACCTTAAGTAGATCTGGTGCTTCAGCCCCACTATACAACTGTCTGTCATCTACACCAGTGTAACTTCCTATCCTACCTCCATAAGCTCCTTTTGTAACATCACTAGGATCATCTCCAACTATATAATCAATCTCTTTTGCACTTCTGGTCGCACTAGCACTAGTAGATCCTATATCATAAGCTTTTTGATCTATATAATCAACTACTTTAGACACATTCAGAATATTAGCAGTTTTAGGATTCTCCTCAGCAAATAAATTTAATGCTTTTAATGCTGCTGATGCTTCATCTGCCTCTGCTTGGTTCATAGCTGAAATAGCTTCACCAAAATTCCCAGTTTCACCATACTCAGAAATAACACTTATAA